GGTCGCCGGTCGTGATCGGCGTCGTGCTGATCGCGTTCGCTGAATCCACACCGGTGTAGAGGCCAGCAATGTACTGATCGGTCGTGTCGGCGAGCGCGTAGGCGGCCTCGGTGGCAGCCTCCGCCATGAGCGCCCCACCGTTCGCGGACTGACGCAGGTCAATGTCGTCGATCTCGAAGGCGAAGTACTTGGATTGGTCGATCAACAGTGAGCGCTGCGCGTCGGTCAGGTTCTCCGGCGTGATCGTGGTGCTGTTCTTCGTGTACGTGCCCACGGTGGGACGGCTGATCGAGGTGATCTTGACCGTGTCGCCGACCGCCGAGATGTTTCCCTCGTAGTTGCGGTTAGCGACCCCTGGGCCTCCGAATATCAGAGACTTCTTGAGGCTGGACAGCAGTTGCGCGTTCCAGATTTCGGGGATGAAGTTTGTTACAGCCATGGTTGGCATCCTTCCTGGTTAGTTAATGCGTGATCCCGCGGATTTCGTCCAGGCGTCCTTGCGCCATGGCCGCGGTTATTTCGTCGGGGGTCATGCGTTCGAGGTCAGCCCTGGAGAGCTGCCCTTGAACGGGTGGGCCTTGTCGGCCTTGGTGAAGGTTGGGAGCGGGTGCGTTCTTCGCGGGGGCGAGTAGCGCGTACTTTTCCCGTAGTGCGGCGACGGCCTCGACGTCTACGTCTCCGGTGTCGGTGACGAACTTGGCGAGGTTGAGGTCCTCGATGACCCCTGCCGGGTCGGGAATGAGGCCCGCTAGTGCGGCTTTGAGTTCAGCAGCGGCGATCTTCTGCCCGAACTGTGCGATGGCGGCGGCTTGTCCACGCGCCTCGGCTTCCTTCACCGCTTTGTCGGTGTCGGAGAGCTGCGACTCTTTCAGTGTTTCCAGTTCCTTAGCGGCCTGGAAGTTGGCTTTGGCGCGATCTTCGTGCTTACGTGCCGCCGCTTTCCACTTGTTCGCTTCTGCCTGCCAGTCGGTGTCCACTGGCGCGGGTTCGGACGGTGGTGGCGTTTCCAGCGTGTCGCTGACTGTTTCCGGTGCTGCTGCTTCTTGCGTTTCCATGCGTGTCTCCCATGGCGGGTTGTTTCCCGACCTTGCCGGTCGGCGGTCTTGTTAGCGGTAGCGGTCGCTCCACTTCGCTGTGATCTGCAAGTTCTTTTCCCGCTGGGCGCTCACGTGATCAGGTAGCGGCGCGCCGTCCGAGGGGAGTCGGGAGTCGGCGAACGCGACACGTGCGTCGGCGGGTGCGTCAGCCACGGCCTGCACCTCGTCGATCGACTTGGCGGCGGCTGCGACGTCGGGGTCGAAGATGGGGATGGCGTCGCACGCACAGTTGTCGTGGATCGGCATGACCTCGTCAGCCTTCGAGATTTGGCCCTCAGCCAGCGAACACAAGTCGCACGGGTTGTCGCCTGCCTGCCGCTCGTACGCGAGGACCCGATCGTCCTGCTGGAACGACTGGAACGATGCGTCAGTCTTAGCGAGCTGCAAGTCAGTCGCCGACAACGTCATGGCGCGGGTCAGTCCGTGTTCAACCGCGGCAGCGAACGCGACACCTATGGACAGCTCGTACCAGAGCTGGTGGCCGGGTCGCAGATATTCCTCGACAGGATCGACGCCTTCGCGTAACGCGTCGAGCCGCGACAGGTCGTAGACGCCGCGCCGTGTGATGCCTGTCGTCTCGCGTGCCGCCTGTTCGGTGAACGCGGCAGTCAGTGTGGCGGTGGCGCGTTGGCCTGCCCTGACGACACGTGCCGCCTGCGTGGCGAACGCTTCGACGTTGCCGTCACGGTAGTCGGGAAGGTCGAGCCAGGACTGGCGCAGCACCCCCTGGGTGCGCTGCCTGATCGCCTGAGTGGAATCCCGGTACGCGGTGTGCGCCCGTACCAGCTTGCTACTGAGCAGGCGCGGCATCTGGCGGTGGCGCGTTCAGTGTGGACAGCAGCGAATCGGTGGCACGTTCCACCTCCATGCGCTCGACCTGGGGAGGCGAGTAGTGGAGGTCCTCCATGCGTTGACGCCATGGGACGCCTGCGGCTTGCTTCTTGACGGCGGCGTCGGCGAGCTGGGCGTCGGTCTTGCGCTCCGGGTCGGCCCAGACGATCTCGGCGTCGGCGGGCAGGTCGCGGCCTTCCCACAGTGCGGCCAGCTCCAGGACTTGGTCCCACGATTCCTCGAACGAGCGCATCCGGGAGCGCACCTTCGCCACGAGTCGGGCTTCGGCGGCGGCGAGGGCGTCGGCGCTGGCGTTGACGAGGTCGCCTGCGACGTAGTGCGGGGGTAGGCCGGTGAGGGTGACGAACGCGGTGACGTCGTCACGCGCCGATTCGAGTAGTGGCCGCAGATCGACTTGGGAGAACTCGCCGAACTCGACCTCGCTCGGATCGGCGTCAACGCTCCACAGCATGTCCACGCCAGGAACGAACGGCAAGTCGAGCGGGTTGCCGTTCTCGTCCTCGCTCGGCATCCCCTTGATCCAGCGCTGCCGGTAGGCCTGCAGCTTGGCGATGACGAGACGGTCGAGCACGACATTGTTGATCCGGTCTTGGACGTCGAGGGCGTCCTCGAACTCTGAGCGCCCGTCGCCGTGGATCGTGGGTCGGTTCACGAAACGCACGACAGGAACACGCCCGAGCGGATTCGAGTACGTGTCGGGCTCAGCCGAGAAGTCGTCGGCGGTTTCGTACCAGCGCAGCCGGTCGAACGTGCCCGAAGGTTGAGGCGCGACCGCGTAGTGGATGGAGTCGGGGAGGAACAAGACGGCGCGCCGTTCGGCGTGCAGGTCGTCGTTCCACAGTTTCAGGGCCGCGCGCAACATGCGGCGGTTGAGCGGGTCAGGTTCAGCGATGACGTCGAACGGTGATTCGATCGACGTCACCGCCTCGCCGTCGGGGGCGCCCACGATGACGAACGCTTCACGCAGCGTCAACGCGCAGTCATGCACCAGCTCCGAGTCGGCGTCGAGATGGTTGCGCTGCCACACGTTCCACGAGTCGGCGTCGGTTGAACTCGAGCCGGAACCGCCAGCGCGTACGCCTTCAACGTGGAGGCGTTCGTTGACGCTGGACACGACGAGGCCGCAGTAGTTGGTGCGCGCCTTGCGCTGGAACGACTTGAACAAGTCGCGCGCCCGCTGATCGCCTTCGGGAAGGGGGTGGTTCCCGGTGGCATAGTCGTTGAGCAGGGTTAGCGTGTTCGTCTTGTCCACGAGTCGCTGAGACAGGCGTTCCACCCACCACAACGGCGAGCCTGGGGCGTGATCCACTCGGCCTCCTAGTAGCGGGTCAGCTTGCGACTGCGGCGAGGTTTCGTCGCGTTCGCTGCCACGGCATCGAGACGTGCCTGCCATGCCAGCATCGCTGCGTGGGCGGCGTCGATCTTCCGGGGCGATTCCTTGTGTTCTTTGTCTATCCGTACGTTGTTTCGTTCCACGCGGCGGCGAGCGTTCAACACGTGTCGTGTCAACGTGTACGCGCCGTCATGGGTCATCTCGCCGCCGCGTACTGCGGTCGCGAACGATTCGACAGCCCTACCCACCTTGATCGTCTGATTCATCCACCACTTGATCGGGGCCTGAGCGTGCGCCTTCACCTTCAGGCGCTTGTGGTACTCGGCTTCCCACTTGGCGATCTGGCCCTCCCAGCCCGACGGGTCGGCGTAGAAACCGACCACGTCGTAGCGGGCGAACGTGTCACGGACAGCGGCCTCGCCGGCAAGCGCAAAGTATGCGGCCCCGTCCTCGTATGAATCAGCACGGTACGCGCCCTGCTGACTGCGCACGGCCTTTAGCAGCGCCATGAATAGCCAGCCTTGTTCCTCTGTCATGGATACGCCAGTTACAGCCTGGAAGGCGTCAACCGTCGCGCCCATGCTGCGTTCGCCTTCTGGCTTATCGTATGTGGCTGCACGGTCGCGCATGTGGCCTAGCGCGGCTGTTAGGATGTTGGCGGCAGTGCTGCCGTCGCTTGTGCTCATTCCGCACGCGCCTTAGCCCGACGCAGGATCTGGTAGATGCGTTGACGGTTAAGGCCGAGCTTTGCGGCGATCTCATCGACTGACATCGTTTTTCGCATCTCGACAATTTCGGCGTTGCGTTCTGTTTTTTCTTGCATGGGTGTCACTCCTGTTTTGGTTTGTACACTATATCAGCTTGTAAATGTTTACGCTGTCGAATTTTACTACAGCGGTCATGCCCGCCAGCCGAACGCATGCGACCGCAAATTTCGCAGTGTGGCCGTGTTTCAAATCGCCGGATTATCGGTTCGGACTGCATAAATCCCTCGGATTGCTGTAGGTGCGCAGATCGGAGCCAACGCCATGAGTTATAGCTGGCGACGGGCAGTTATAGTCGATTGGCTGTATAACCTTGCGCGCTTCAAATGTGATCGGCGCAACCAGCGCCCATACAAGCCAGGTCGTCAGCATGGCGATCCACCATTGGGCGATTAGTTTAGGCATACGTCTAGATCCATGGTTAGGCGTGCGATTGCGCGCGCCAGGTTCTTGCGTTCAACGCCAAGCCCCTTTGAGATGTTGCGCCATGAACACCCTTCGCATCGCAGCTCATACGCCAGTGCTAGAAGATCCATTGGTATTTTCATCGCGTATTCTTCCACGAACGCCCGACACAAATCTGCCGGACCATATGAATGGTCGGCTTCTTCTCAAACAGGTAGAAAATATCCGTCGGCGCGTATCCGTTTTCGTGCAGCAGCTTAATCATCGCAGCGCCTACCCTGGTCGTCTTGGCCTGGCTGTGTTTCTCGCCTTGCTTGACGCCTTTCAGCTTGAGCGCCTGCATTTTCTTGTAGATCGACGAATTCGTGCGGTTAAGGTCGGCTGCAATCTGCGTTACCAGCGCGATCCCAGCCCACTTTCGTAGGTGGGCTTCTTCGGTTGTTGTCCATGGTTTGGCGGTCATTTAGCATCACCAGAGACAACCTCAAAGGCGCGCAACAGTTCCATCTTGGCAGTCAGCACATCATGCTTTCGAGCGGCTTTATCTGCTTGCTTGGCGCGCATCTTGAATTCAACAGCGCGCTCTAGCTTATCGACTAGGCCGCGAATTCTTGGCGGTGTCATTGCGGATTATCCTCTTCGTTAAAGTCCATATTTTCCGGGTGCGGAACATTGTCGTGAACAATTACACCATCGTCATCGGCTGGCAGAAAACGACCGCATACAACGCACCAGTAGCCTTCTTGGTCGTTCATCACTCCCCCTCCTTGCCGGCAGACAGGGCGGCGTCGATGCGCTCGCAAACCTGTCCAGCATGATATGCAAGCGCGTCAACAGGTGAGTGACCATCGCCAAGACCATGCGAGTCAACGCTTGATCCGCAGCAGCAATAGCCGTCCTCAAAAACTCCATGCTTTATCAGTTCGGCAGAATCCCGCAACAACCCCTCCAGCTCGCCAATCCGCTGGGCCTGCCGTTCGTGCGCAGCGGTGATTTCATGCCCAGGTATCGGCGGCAAGGCTGCGAAAACACCGAGCGCTTCAATGGCTGATTTATCGCCGCTGGCGGCTGCTCGGATGTGCGCCATAGCGGTCATACGGTGGCGATCAAACTGCAAAGCCAGCTCTCGCCATTGGTTAGCGGTTTCTTCTTGCGAGGCAACCTCCCCCCGCAGCCCGTCGATGATGGCCTGGGCGTCATCAACCTCTTTGCCGATGGTGATCAGGTCGTCGATATGCGCGTGACCGATCCAGACTTTTGCAATTCGCTCGCTGACGCCATCCAGCCCATCCACGCCAGCAGGCGATGGGGCGGATAGGAGGCGCGGAGGTCCTTGGTTAGCGGCCCGGCAGGGCAAT